CAGATGCGGCAGGCGTTGGAGTCCCAGCACGAGGAGCGAGTGGCCGATCGGGAAGCGGCGGTGGCCAAGGACGCGGCGGCGGGCGCTCCGACCGCTGGCGTTACCGCGGCGACCGGCATCACCGGCTACGACCTCATCGGCGACGAGGACGAGGACGACCCGGAGGAGGACCGAGAGGCGCTGGCGAAGGCAGAGGCGGTGGCGTTTCGGCGGTTCGCCAAGGCCCGGCGCCGCGCGGGGAAATGGCGGGACTTCGAGTTCCGGTCGGTCGACCCCGTGCGCGCGCGGCGCCTCAACCAGGCCGGGCGCGCGCAGGTGCGCAAGGACGCCGGCGAGGTAGCCGTCGCCGGCCTCGCGGTCCACGCGGCCGACACCGGCCGGGTGCTCATGCTGCAGCGGGCCCTCGACCCCGAGGACCCGGCCGCCGGTTTCTGGGAGATGCCGGGCGGCCACCTCGAAGACGGTGAGACGCCGCTGAGGGGCGCTTGGAGGGAGTGGGCCGAGGAGACGGGGCTTATCCCGCCACCCGGCGCTGCCACGGGCACGTGGGAGAGCGCCGACGGCGTCTATGAGGGCATCGTCTGGACCGTCGACTCCGAGGACGCGGTCCCTATCAATGGCGACCGGGACCAGATCACCAACCCGGACGACCCGGACGGCGACGCCGTTGAGGCCATCGCCTGGTGGGATCCGGCGCAGCTCGCCGGCAACCCGGCGGTGCGCCCGGAGTTGCTCGCGTCGCTGCCGGATGTGCTCGCTGCTCTTGGCATCGAGTCGGACGACGACGCGGGCGAGCTGGCCAAGGCCGCAGCGGGAAAAGGTGACGCCCCCGCCAAGGGGGCGCACTGGCCGGGCTGGGAAGCGGACCTGCAGGCCGCCCACTACTGGGCGGAGGTCCTCGCCGGCGCGCTCGCCGGGACGCTGACACAGCGGCGGGCGGAGCTGCTCGCTGCCGCGTACCTGGCGCAGCAGCCCCCGCCGGAGGGCGAGCCGGACAAGGACGCACTCACCGACGCGGCCCTCGTGTGGCTTGCCGCGCAGGGCCTCGACCTGGTGACCCCGGTGGCGGGCGTGCTGCCTGGGCTGTGGACGGACGGGTACCTCGTCGGCCTCACCTCCGCGCACGCTGCCACCACCGGCAAGCGGGCGCAGCGCGGCGGCTGGCAGCCGGGTGACACCGAGACCGCCCAGCAGTTGGTCGCCGACAGCGGCGGCGCGGACGGTCTCGCCGAGGTAGTGGACGAGGCGCCGGTCGCGGCGGAGGGCATCGCGGAGACCCGCCGCCGGGACCTTGCCCGCGAACTCGTGAAGGGTCTCCTGGCCGGGGCTGCGGCGAGCGTCATCGGCCGCGCCCTGGTCGACGTGCTCGGGAGCGTCAGTTCGGCGCTCACCGTGACGGTCACTGAGATCACGCGCTCGTCCGGGCTCGCCGCGCTGTACGGCTACCAGCAACTCGGCGTCAGCCAAGTCCGCTGGGCAGCGGAGGCCGACGGTCGCGTGTGCCCCGCCTGCCTCCGCAACGCGGCGTCCGACTCCCGTCCGGTCGGGGCGGCGTTTCCGTCCGGCGACTCCCATCCGCCGATCCACCCACGCTGCCGCTGCGCGGTCGTCCCGGCCTAGGAGGTGCCCATTGCCTGAGCAGCGCTACGTCCTCGGCATCGCCTACCAGGCGGGCCCCGACCCGCGCATCCGCCGCGGCGCCGACGGCGGCCGGGACTACTTCACCGCCGAAGAACTCGAAAAAGCCGCCTGGAACTTCATGAAAAAGGGCCGCCTGATCGGGCTCATGCACGCCGACGGCACCGAGGGCAGCGCGGAACTCGTCGAGTCGTTCATCTGGCGCTTCCCCGACTGGCAGGTGGACGAAGACACCGTCGTTCGCAAAGGCGACTGGTGTATCGGGGCGATCCTCGACGAGCGCTCCTGGCAGCTGTACAAGTCCGGCCGGATCACCGGCTTCTCGCCGCAGGGCATGGCGCGGCGCATCACCCGACGGAGCAGCACGTGAGCACACCCATCGAGGACGAGTTCACGGAGCTCGTCGACGCCGACATCCCCCGCGTGGACCTGGTCGACAAGGCCGCCAACGGCACCACGTTCCTGATCGCCAAGCAGGCCGACGGGTCACGCGGGCTGTTCGCCCCGGACTTCGTCCGCGACCTGATCGGCAAGACCGCCGAGCCTGAGCCCGACCGGGAGGAGACCGTGACGATGACCGGCAGCCCCGGGGCGATCGCCAAGCTCATGCACGAGGCAGCGCAGCGCGCCCGGCAGCGCGAAGAGGTCGCCAAGGAGAAGTACGACACAGCCGACCGGAAGCACCTCGCCGCCACCGGCGCCGCGATGCCTGACGGCAGCTACCCGATCGCCGACGAGGCCGACCTCGACCGGGCCATCCACGCAGTCGGCCGCGGCGGCGGATCGCACGACGCGGTGAGGCGACACATCATCCAGCGCGCGAAGTCCCTGGGCGCGTCCAGCAAGATCCCCGACAACTGGGCGGCCGACGGCAGCCTCAAGGAGGTCACCAAGATGGTCGTCGACGCGGAACTGGACGACGGCGTGGACGGGCTCGACCCGACCGTGCCTCTTGCCGAGCCCGGCGAGGAGGCGCCTGGTTCGCCGACGGAGCCCGGTTCCCCGGCGTGGGAAGCGATCGACGCCGCGACTGCCTGCAAGTGGACCAGCATCCTGGCCCGGGCGAAGGCCGCGATCGACATCCTCGCCGAGCGGGAAATGCTCGAAGCCGCCACAGCTGACCCGGACGATGCCGAGAACGCGATGGATCTGCAGGACGCGTGCTGCGCCATCGACTACGCCATCTCGGTGCTGGCCCCGTTCGCGGTCGCCGAGCAGGCCGAGTCCGACATGGGCGCGATGGACGTCATGGCTGCCGTTGGCAAGGCCGTCGCCGGGTTCGACACCGCTCCGCTGGACACCATCGAAGCCCTCGGCACCGTCACCAAGGCCGGCCGGGTCCTGTCCGCCGCCAACGAGGCCGCCATCCGGCAGGCCGCGGAGTCCCTGCAGAAGGTCCTGGCGTCGCTGCCCGCCGCGCCCATCGAGAAGGAGAGCGGCCTCCAGGTCGCCAAGACCGCCAACGAGGAGGCCGACATGGCCAAGCCCACTCCCGCCGCCGACGCCACCGCCGACTCTGGGCAAGAGCCCGCGATGGGCACCGCCCAGGCCGAGCCGAAGCCCGTCGCTGGCACCCCGGTCACCGAGGTCGGCAAGGCCGACGGTGAGAAGACCCCCATGGTCGTGGTGTACGACCAGAAGGGCCGCCTCATCGGCATCGCCGACCCCGAGGACATCACCCCCGTCGCCAACGCTGAGGCTGACGCCGACGACATGGACCAGCCCGGCGACGACGCGGGCGACCCCGGCAGCGAGGACGCCGCCGACCAGACTCCCGACCTCACCCCGCAGCCCCCTGCCGAGGCCGGAACCCCCGCCGACGCCCCCGCCTCCAGCGAGGACGACGACGTGACCAAGTCCACCCACAACAGCGACACCACCTCGGAAGAGGTGCTCAAGAGCAGCTTCCTGGCTGCGGTCGAGCAGGTGTTCAAGACCCACAGCGCCGCCCAGAACGAGGCGATCGCCACCACCGGCGACGCGGTCCTGGAGCTGGCGGGCATGGTCGAGACCCTCAAGGGCCGCATCGGGGCGCTGGAGGAGCAGCCCGCCGAGCCGCGTGTGTTCACCAACGGAGCCGTCCCGCCCGCAGCCGTGCTGCGCGGCCAGGACCGAGGCGCCACCCAGGTCGACCCGGCGCAGGTCGGAGAGCTCAGGAAGCAGCTCTACCGCGGCGCCACGTCCGGCGACCAGAACAAGGCCGCCATCGACCTGCAGCAGCTCGCCATCGCGAAGCTCCAGGAGATCCACCACGGCGGCGCCCGCCAGTAGGCGCCCCGCACAACCCAAGACACCAAGCCCCCGAGCAGGCCGCGCCGCCGGGGGCTTTCGCATGCCCAGGAGGCAAATCGTGAGCGCTCCGCTCGCAAACGTGAGCGAGGACACCCTCGCCGCGATCAGCAAGGCCCAGACCACGGGCATCCTCGAGTCCACCGGCATCTACTCCTACGACCTGTCCGGCCTGGTCTCCCTGGTGCCGGTCGTCACCCCGTTCCGTGACATCGTCGCCCGCAAGCAGTCCCCCGACGGCAACCCGT